GCAGGTCACCCGGATCTTGTCCGGGAGCGGGTGTTTCAGGTAATCGAAAAAAGCCCTGAGTTCGTCAGTAGCTTGGTTAAGCCATTCTTCGCGTGTCTTCATGGTTTGAGCCTCCATATTGTTAGCGATAGTATCACGATTTAAACAATGCAAGCACAGCATGGTAGAGGTCTGATGCAAGCCCCCTGCCATGGCACTCGCCGGGGATGTACCCGGAGGGGGTCAGGAAGACTTCCCCACAACCTCCCCACCAGTCCAGCAAGACAACAAAAAGCCCTCCGGAGAGGGCTAGATAAAAGACAGCAATGCCGATGATTCTCATGCGTTTTCCTCCACGTTCTCAATGATTGACTCAGCGATCTCTTTAGTTTTCTTGCGATCGATCTCTTCCCCTCTACGTTTAAACAGACGATCGACAATCTTCCAGTCGTCATCAATCACGTAGACCCCGTTGTCCCAGTTGTCGGTATCAGCGTTGCCGTACTCTTCCCGGTAGACATTCATGCCCACCGGGTTTTTAAAGAAGGCACGGGCTAGAACCTCCGCTAGGGCGTCCATGCGCTCCCGGTGATCTCCTTCTATCCCCAGGGCCTTAGCAGCCCGTAGGAAGCCCTCTACCGAGGCCCTACCGCCATTCCAGTGGAGATAGATGCAGGGTGCTGTGGGGTGAGTCTTGAATGTAATGACTGCGCGGTTTCCCATTTACTTTCCTTCCTTTTGTTTTGTTTTCTCACAATCAAAAAAAGCTTCCCAATCCTGGCGGTCTACCTTGATCCAGAGGGAATCCTCAAACTCCTCCATGACCTCGGCCTGCTCAAGAATGTCAAAGGCCAGTTCGATTTTTTTAAAGTCGTCCATGATTAAACCTCCGTATTAAAGTGTTTACGAACCAATGCAATTGCCTCGGTGTAAAGAACCAATGCTTCTGCTCTGCGCTTGTTCAACTCCTGTTGAATGGACTTCTGATCCAACCCTAGATCAAGTAATGACCGGGTGGAGGCATCGTTCACAAAGACCAAGGCTTCGGCGAGTTTGCCGTAGGCAAGGTACTCAAGCGTTATGTCGTTCAGGTATGCGTACCCGTCCTTGACTTCGTTGACTGCTTTGTCAGCAAGTTTTTGTGCTTCGGTTTTCATCTTTAAGCCTCCAGGTTAAGTTGTTTAGCCAGCGCGGGGTGCAGGTACACCGAAGGTGTAGCGGGTTTACCAAGGAACGTCCCTACGCAGACGGCGTAGGTATCGGCATCCAGTTCCAGGACAGTCTCTGCCCTTCCGCCGTTGAACTGAGGGGCACCAGTCGAAGGGATATCCACAGGTCTACCGTCCTGCACCAGGATGTAGCTAGACCGTGAACCGCCATCCCAGTAGGTACCAGAACAGGTAACCCGTTGGGTAACAGTTACGATGGTTTTGTGTTTCCGAGAGTTAACACCAGCCTGCTTTAACAGGGTCTGGATGATGGGGTCTTTAGCACTGACGATCATTTGTATGCCTCCTCGATGGCCTTAGTTGCAACGCGGTTGGGGTTAGGTTCCTCGCAGACGCCCTCACCGATCAGGTGAGAGGCTGTCCTACCGAACCAGCCCTGAAGCTTCCAGGCCAGTCCGGTATCTATCAGGTACTGCCAAGCTTCGATGACCTGCTCTTCGGATTCGGCTTGCACAAAGCCTTCCGCAATGCCTACTGCGTCAAATGTATTCATGCTGCCTCCTGGGTTTCACGTTTAATTGCATTGATAGCATCTCGCTTGCCGCCATTGCCACTAACACGATTGGTAATGGCGTAGCCGTCACCTTGCGGTTCGCATTGGGTTGCCTCAAACGAGTAGTAGTACCGAAAACCGTCCATCTTGTTGCCAAGCCGGGATCGGTAAATCGTCACCGACCAGTTTTCATGGACGAAATGCGCCTCACCGCGAAAGAAATTCATGCTGCCTCCTGATCTTCTTGCTGCTCCTTGTTGAGTTGCTCCAGCCTCTCGGCAACCAGGGCAAACACCTGGGAGACGGCCTGCGCCACTTCCACCTGGGTTGCCCCAGGTTTCCAGCCGCCGCAACCGTAGTTCATGCTGATGTCCCGCACCCTGCCCCTGTAAAGCCGCACGTTAATAACCGCAACTTCGTCCCAGTGGGTCTGGGGGCTAACGAAACGGTGATGCATAATCCCCGATCCAGTCGGGTCAATACTGCGAACGATGTTTTCTTGAATCATGGTAGAGCCTCCTGTGGTTGTCTGAGACCCCCGAAGGGGTTTCGGCTATTGAAGCCTCGTCAGTCAGACTGCTTTGGGTTCACCCCCAGTGCATTTCAAAAGATCGGAGAGAGGAACCATGATGGACTCATAACCTCCGCAATAAATCGATGCACAAGCCGAATGCCCATGCACCGTCTCTGGATGGATGCAAACGACAAAACCAGCGATGCGCCGGAATGCACCCGGTTTTGTTCGTACCTTGTCGCCTACTTGAATCTCGTTCATACAGCCCCCTTCCGGTGTTTTTGTTTACGGGAATACTTGGTGCGAACGGTATGCCTCCCGGCACCGCAAGAGCGGGAGTGCTTCGCTACGAAATTACGCTGCTTCATGGTCAAACCTCCATTAATAGAACGATGCAGATAACTGCTATGTAAAAAGCGACAGCAATCAAAAGAATGTCCATCATTCTTGAGCCTCCTAAAGAAAGAAAAGAATCATGACCTTGGCAAAGGTCAGCCAACATACTGTTCCGAAAATGAATGCCTGCATGGTGTTCCTCCCTGTTTAAACGATGAAGTCAGGATGGGTATCAATCCCCAAAGAAGAGGCCAGTGCTAGCATCTCTTCCTGATCCTTCCTGCGTAGTGCTGCCCGGATTGCTGCGGATATGGATCGAGCCGCATATCCCAGAATGTCCTGGTTGCCGGGGTTGGATTCAACGAACTGTTTTGCGTATCCGCAGACTCTCTGCTGGTGCTTGGTCATAAAGTCTCCTGGTGGGTTTCGCCCTTATGGGCTCGTCAGTACCAGTTCTGCACTGGTAGACCCGATTTTGTTCACTAGAGACACATGTCCCTGGTTGGCGGTATTCCCAACCGTTGGAGCCTTCCCCCAACCGAGCCTTTGTTTAAGCCCCCAAAGTCCAGAGGGCACCCCATTCAACGCTGGGGCACTGCGTCTTCGATTCTGTAGATCCCGGTAGGTAAGTGGTGATCAGGTGAATCGGTACTGCTTACTGCTTAGACCGAATGTTAGTGCCAAAGTTTAAACGATGCAAGCATATTGTCCCACTACCTTTGTCGGGTATTACTAAGTCATTGATAACGCTAGCAATTAATTGTTGAGTATTTTCTGGGGTTATACCTGGACAGAGGGTTACAGAGGGGTTTCCGGGGATCTTTAGGGGTGTAAACGGGGAGAAGCCGAAGGCGAGCGGATTACTACATCTAGTACAGAACAGAGGCGATGAGTACTACCGCTAGTAATGAGCTAACAGCAGACAAGGGTTGACGCAGTCCGTTTAAACGGTAACCATTCGGGCATTGACGATAGGGTTGCCTACCGTTATCACTACAAAGGAAGGAGACAGAGAAATGGACAAGGTTTCATTGATAGATGAACTGGACTCAGACACAAGCACCGAAGACCAGGACGATGCAAGCACCATCAGCGCGGGGCTAGGTATCAGCGAAGCGATGCGGAAGAAAGCCGCCCAAGTAAAACCACATCGAAGAAAAGATGGAAAAGAGTATGGTCATAAAGAGAGAAGACCAGGAAGACTAACAGAGAGACAGCAGCAGTTCGCAAGCCTTGTAGCTCAAGGGTTAGCACCCAAGGACGCATACAAGAAGGCATACAACCATAGAACAGACAATGAGGCATCAGCAGTCGCATCTGCCCACAAGCTAATGCGGAATGAGAAGGTGGCTGCACTTATCGGCTCTGTCTTTGACACCATAAAAGAAAACATCATTGCCGATGCAGTGGCAACAAGGCGTCACGTCATGGAGCAACTGATCAAGCATGCAGAGGGCGCCAAGCATGAGAGTACCAAGCTCAAGGCCTTGGAACTGATGGGTAAGGCAGTCGGTATGTTCACTGACAGAGTGGAGCAAAAGGTCGAAGAGGTAAGCACAGAGCGGCTTAAGAAGGAACTGCAGTCAAGCCTCGCTCTGTTAGACAACGTCAGACCTATTGGCAAACGCACTGCCTGAGTTAGGCACTGCATGGCCTGGAACCCGCATCCAGCCTGAGGCCCCCGGTACCACCCCCCACCGGGGGGCACCCCCCTAAACGCCACGCCTGCCCCCTCCTGCCCTATAGCTGTAATCCCCACATCCGATTTCCATCCCTACTTACCACTGTCTATCCATACACCTGTCTATCTTTACATATGTATGTTTATACAGAAGGGTATCAATTCGTACTGAGTTTTCCGACAGCCAGAAAGAACAGGGAATTTTGCGTCCGCACCGTCCGCTTCGTCCTTTTGTCGTTTAAACGACAGAAGTAGGGTTCCATCGTCTCCGCCAAAGATAACGCCAGAACTAGCTCTTAAGGCGGCTTGTTCGTTTACATACCATCCAGCATATCGTTAGATCTTTTGTACCCCCCTACCCCCTTCGCAAAAAGAAGGGGGGGTTGTTTAAACATACAGTAGTTGTAGAATGCGAGCGATATTCGCTTGGAGTCCCACGATGCTATTCAAAATATCTAAGCCTCAACAGGAAGTTTATGAGTTTATTAGAGCCTTCATGAAGATCCATGGCTTCCCTCCGACTTACGACGAAATGGAGGAAGCATTGAAGAAAAGCAGAACGACTATCAATGGACACGTGAAGAGACTGAGAGCCAAAGGATTGTTATCAATCAAGGCTGATGCTGCTAGGGGTATTAGGTTGATTGATAGGTCTGCTAAGGCTGTGGATCGACTTTGAGCGAACTGTTAACCAGAGAAGAACTGGAAAAATATTCAGTTCTTTTAGAGAACATTCCTGCTAACTCACCACAGGCGGAGAAGGTTTGGAAGTTACTGAAGGCCCATAAGAGGGCCTTGTGTAGGGAAGGGTTTCTACCGTTTGTGCAGGAGGTCTGGCCTGCCTTTATCGGTGGTAAACACCACAAGATCATGGCAGATGCCTTTGAGAGGGTTGCCAGAGGGGAGCTAAAGAGGTTAATCATCAATATGCCTCCCCGCCACACGAAGAGTGAGTTTGCTTCCTATCTCTTTCCGGCATGGTTTCTGGGGTTATACCCAGAGAAGAAGATCATTCAGACTGCCCACACGGCAGAGCTAGCGGTAGGGTTTGGTAGGAAGGTTAGGAACCTGGTTGGTTCTTCTGATTATTCGCCCATCTTTCCGACCCGGCTTTCAGCCGATTCAAAAGCCGCCGGGAGGTGGAACACAAACAAGGGCGGGGATTACTTTGCTATCGGGGTAGGTGGTGCTGTTACCGGTAAGGGTGCGGATCTTTTGATTATTGACGACCCGCACTCAGAACAAGAAGCTATGCTCGGTAACCCTACGGTCTATGACAGGGTCTATGAATGGTATTCCTCAGGTCCCAGACAACGACTGCAGCCTGGAGGATCAATAGTCATCGTTATGACCAGATGGTCAAAGAGAGACTTAACAGGACAGGTGATTAGCAATTCCGTTGCCAGGGACGGAGATCAGTGGGAAGTAATTGAATTGCCAGCAATACTTCCCTCAGGAAGACCCCTTTGGCCTGAGTTCTGGAAGCAGTCTGAACTGGAAGCCATTAAGGCTGAGATCCCGGTAGGGAAGTGGGAGGCACAGTATCAGCAGAACCCCACCTCAGAAGAGGGAGCGATCGTTAAGAGGGATATGTGGAGGATCTGGGAGAAAGATGACCCACCTTCTTGTGACTACATCATCCAGTCCTGGGACACCGCTTTTGAAAAGCACAACAGGGCAGACTTCTCCGCCTGCACCACCTGGGGGATCTTCTACAAAGAGAATGAGGAAGGGCTTGAGATCGCCAACATCATCCTTTTGGACGCCTTTAAGGAAAGAATGGAGTTCCCTGACCTTAAGAGAACCGCCATGGAGATGTACAAGGAATGGAACCCAGACACCCTCCTTGTCGAGAAAAAAGCCGCTGGGGCTCCCTTGATCTATGAAATGCGGAAGATGGGGATTCCTATGTCTGAATATACACCCTCAAAAGGTTCAGATAAGATAGCCCGTGTAAACGCTATATCAGACCTTTTTGCCTCCGGTCTGGTCTGGTGCCCCAATAAACGATGGGCGGAGGAAGTTATTGAAGAAGTTGCGAGCTTTCCCAACGGAGACCATGACGACCTTGTGGACTCAACCAGTCAAGCCCTACTGCGGTTTCGACAGGGAGGCTTTATCCGAATCCCGTCAGACGAACCAGAAAATTATGTTCGTCGTAAACGACCGAGGTACTACTAATGGATAGAAGGGAGTTTCTTCAGCTAACAGCAGCAGCACTTGGAATGGTGCTGATACCCGAATCGTTTGCTGGCGATAATGAGATTAGGAATGTTAGCGATCTGACCAAATATATCGAAGATCGTTATAAATGCTCCATTGGATCTCCTGGTCCTTTTGTTACAGAGGAAATGAACCTTAAACAAGGTTTCTGGGGATCTTTTCCCAAAGAGATGCGTTACTCAGTTATCTGCTTTGTGATGGACGAGAAAGATTCAATCCAGGCGGAAAAGGCTCTCTGTCAGTACGCCAAGAATGAGTTCTCCAAGATTCCGACCGCAGAGATTATCTGGAGGGTAAAGCCAGAGTTTGAGTCCATGAAGCATTACGAGTTCGGAGAAAAGGTGGCCTCTTGGGCTGATATTGAGGACGGAAAACCTGTCCCTGAGAACACTGCTTACGACCCGGCAACAGATAACTATCGGGTTGTTTTAAACACCTACCAACTTAACCGGCTGCGTATGAGGCTAGCGGTTCCAACAGCCCATAACCAGTTTAAACACCTATTTATGCAAGAAGGCTCTGGAAGGGCCATAAGGATCTAACCATGTCTATTGAAAAATCCCTCTACCAACTACCCAAGGGCGAAGAGCTTGATTCCGCCATCCCGATCGAAATGGAAATTGAGATTGAGAAGGATGAGGAAGATGAAGAGCCAACAATCGAGGTTGAGATCAAGATAGCAACATTCGAAGAGAACCTTGCTGAAAGTATTTCTGAGAATGAACTTCTCGGAATTGCTGACGATGTCTTGGACTACGTCAGGATTGACCTTGATTCCCGCAAGGAGTGGGAGAGAACCTATGTCAAGGGGATCAAGCTTCTAGGCCTGAGGATGGATGAGAGGACAGAGCCCTGGGACGGGGCCTGTGGCGTCTTCCATCCCCTTCTTTCAGAGTCTGTGGTCAAGTTCCAAGCAGAGACAATGCTGGCGACATTCCCTGCTGTCGGCCCTGTGAAGACCAAGATTATCGGGAAGATCACCAAGGAGAAGGAAGAGTCAGCAAACCGGGTTCGTGAGGACATGAACTATGAACTGACGGAGAAGATGGAGGAGTACCGAAGCGAGCATGAGAGGCTTCTGTGGGGTCTTCCCATCGCGGGATCAGCTTTTAAGAAGGTCTACTTTGATCCAGACCTAAACCGCCCTGTGGCAATGTTTGTACCAGCAGAGGACATCATTGTCTCTTACGGGGCAACCGATCTGTATTCAGCGCCCCGGATCACCCATCGGATGAAAAAGACCGAAAACGAGATCCGCAAACTGATGGCGGGAGGTTTTTATCTCTCGATAGACCTTCCGGAGCCGGATCGAATCAAGACAGACATCCAAAAGCAAAAAGATGAAGAAGACGGCATTGATGTCATCAAAGATGATCGGTACACCCTCTACGAATGCCATGTCGAGTATGACCTCCCAGGCTACGAAGACAAGGATGAGAAGGGAAATACCACCCAGATAGCCCTCCCGTATGTCATTACGATGCTATCGACAGGGGAGGTGCTAGCGATCCGCAGGAACTACAAGGAAGATGACCCCCTGCGTAAACGCAGGATGCACTTCGTTCACTACCCCTACATCGTTGGTTTTGGGTTCTATGGCTTCGGATTGACCCATCTGGCAGGGGGTTACGCAGAATCTGCCACCTCGATCCTCAGACAACTGGTGGATTCAGGGACCCTTTCCAATCTTCCTGGTGGATTTAAGTCAAAAGATCTGAGAACCAAGGGTGACGACACACCGATAGCACCAGGGGAGTGGAGAGATGTCGATGTTACCGGGGCCACAATCAAGGATTCCATCGTTCCTCTGCCGTATAAAGAGCCCTCAGCGACCCTCTACAGCCTCTTAGGGACGATCGTAGAGGAGGGCAGAAGGTTTGCCTCAGCCGCAGACCTAAAGATCGCTGATATGTCTGCCCAATCTCCGGTAGGGACGACCCTGGCGATCCTGGAGAGAAACCTAAAGATCATGTCTGCGGTGCAGGCCCGTATTCATGCTGCAATGAAGCATGAGTTCAAGCTGATTGCGTCCCTGATTCGGGACTACATGCCCCCGATCTACGGGTATGACAGCGGAGACTTCAAAGCTAAGGCATCGGATTACGAAAATGTCGAGGTAATCCCGGTTTCTGATCCAAACGCCAGCACTATGGCTCAGAAAGTCGTGACCTATCAGGCCGTTTTCCAGCTTGCACAGTCAGCGCCTGAGATTTATGACCTTCCGTACCTGCACAGACAGATGTTAGAGGTCATGGGGGTCCAGAACGTCGAGAAAATCATCCCATCAGAGGAGGATTCTGAGCCAAAAGACCCCGTGACTGAGAACATGGATGTCATCAACAGCAAACCTGTGAGGGCTTTCCAGTACCAGGACCATGAGGCCCATGTGAAAGTCCACATGAACGCCATGCAGGACCCCAAATTGCAGGCAATCATGGGTCAAAACCCCAAAGCCCAAGCAATGATGGCGGCAATGCAGGCCCATATCGCGGAGCATGTGGCGTTCCAGTACCGGGTTGAGATCGAAAAAATGCTGGGGGTACCCCTACCTCCCGCAGAAGAAACACTACCGCCAGAGGTTGAGGTTGAAATCTCCAGAGCGGTTGCCATGGCATCAGACAAACTTCTGCAGAAAGACATCTCAGAAGCCCAACAGCAGCAAGCCCAACAGCAGGCGCAAGACCCTGTCATGCAGCTTCAAATGAGAGCCCAGGAGCTTAAAGAGGCTGAGTTCCAACACAAGAAGGCCATGGATGAGTCCAACCTTCAGATCCGTGTTGCCGAGATCCAAAACAAGGCTGCTATTGAAAACAAGCGGATAGATACACACGCAGAGATTGCGGGTGCCCAGATCGGTGCCAAAAAGACTGATACAGCTTTAGGCATTGCCAGCAAAGAAATGATTGAAGGAGCAAAGATTGGATCTAAAGGAATTTCTCAAAGCAGAAATCGTTAAAGAGCAGAACTCGCTCATTGACGCCATCGCGTTTAAACCCTGCAACGACTACCCAGCTTATCGGGAAGCCGTAGGGGAGATTCGCGGATTACAACGTGTTATCAGATACCTAGAGGATCTGCCCGATGATGATTAAGTTGCCTGAACCAGTGGGTTACAAGATATTAATTGCGATACCCAAACTGGAAGATAAGTTTGAAAACTCCAGCCTTTTAAGACCAGAAGCGTTAGCTAGAAGAGAAGAGATCGCTACCGTTGTCGGCATGGTTATTAAGCTTGGCCCGTTAGCTTACAAAGACCTAGATAAATTCCCTGAGGGACCCTGGTGTAAGGAAGGGGATTTTGTGCTGATGCGAGCGTTTTCTGGAACCCGATTCAAGATTGCTAACGAAGAGGGTGAACAGGAGTTTCGCTTAATTAATGACGATGTCGTGGAAGGCGTTGTCGAAGACCCTCGCGGAATACTCCGCGCCTAAGGAGAAATCATGAACGAAAAGCAAGAAGAGCAGTTAGAGATTGATATCGATGAAGAGAGGTTTGAGATTATCGATGACACCCCGGAGCAGGATCGAGATAAGGGTGACCCTATAGACCCTATTAAAGCTGATATTCCTGACGATGAGATCTCTCAGTACAGCGAAAATGTCCAGAAAAGGATTAAAGACCTAAAAAGGGCCTATCACGACGAGCGCAGGGCTAAAGAGGCCCGTGAGCGAGAGCGGGAAGAGGCTCTTAATTACGCCAAACAGGTCATTGAGCAGAATAAACTCCTGCAGCAAAAGCTTTCCCAGGGTGAGCAGGTCCTGGTTGCTAGCCAAAAAGACCGGGTAACAGCCCAGCTATCTCAGGTAGAAAAGGAATACAAAGAGGCTTATGAGGCCGGTGATTCCGAGAAAATGCTGGAGGCCCAGAAAAAGCTGGCAAAGTTTGTTGCAGAGCAGCGAGAGGTAGAGACTTACCGCCCTGTTTACCAAACCCCTTTACAACCTCAAAATAATCCTGTACAAATACCCAATGTAGTACCGGATGAACGCACTCGCCGGTGGGTCCAAAGCAACCAATGGTTTGAAACAGACCCAGTAATGAGAGGCGCCGCTTATGGTATTCACGACTCATTAGTCGCCGCAGGGTATAAAGCAGGAAGTGATGCGTATTTTCAAGAGGTGGATGCGAGAATACGCGAGGCATTTCCCCACAAATTCAGGCAATCAAAGCCTGCCAACGTAGTCAGTCCAGCTAGCAGGTCTAGCGGTACTGAGAAAATACGGATAACGAAGAGCGCAGTTAATACAGCCAAAAGGCTGGGCGTCCCGTTAGAGGTATACGTTAAAGAAGCTGCAAAGCTTAGTAGCTAACATTTGTGGAGAAATGAAATGACAGATCGTATTCCCCGAGAGCTTGAAACTCGCGCAGTTAAGACTCTGAGACGCTGGCAACCCGCCACGTCACTGCCTGACCCCCAACCGCAAAATGGTTGGAATTTTCGCTGGATTCGTGTTGCCACCAACGGCAAGACGGATGAGCAGAATTATTCCGCTAAGAGGACGGAAGGATGGGAACCCGTTAGGCCTGAAGATCACCCAGAGGTAGAGATCTTCTCCGAAGGCCAAAAATCAAATATTGAAATTGGTGGATTGGTCTTATGCAAGACCCCGGCTGAGTTCGTGCAGCAAAGAACTGATCATTATCAGAAATTTACTGCCGCTCAGACACAGTCTGTAGAAACCAATCTGATGAAAGATAGTGACCCAAGAATGCCAATGTTTAGTGAGCGTAAATCTACGACCACACGTGGCACTGGACTTAATAGGAGCTAGAAATGGCATACCCCACCGTATCAAAGCCTTATGGGCTTATCCCGATCAATCTGATCGGCGGTCAGGTTTATGCTGGAGCAACCCGGAAGCGTCGAATTGCAAGTGGTTATGGCACTTCGATCTTCTATGGTGATCTGGTTAAGCTGACTACTGACGGAACGATCGTTCTTGCTGATGAAACCGCTACCGGGCCTTCTACGGGCTTTGCTGGCGTTTTCCTTGGTTGCAACTTTATTAATCCCTCCACCAAACAGCTTCAGTTCCAGCAGTATTATCAGGCTAACACTACCGTCCCTGCGGGTACGATTATTGAAGCCATTATCTGCGACGATCCTGATGCCCTGTTTAAAGTGGCTGTCGTTTCCGGAACCACGGTTGTTACCGGTGTTCAGTACAGCGCCATTGGCGAAAATGCTGACCTGGTTCAAAACTCTGGTGTAGCTGCAACTGGCAACTCTCAAGTCGCCATTAATGCAACTACCGGAACTGCTAGGACTAAACCAATCCGCATCGTGGATGTTGTTCCTGACACCTCTTATGTCGATACTGGAACTGGCAATATTCTGTTCCCTGAGGTAATCGTCAAGATCAATGCTCCGTCTGTTGATGGCGATGGCGTACCGTCTGGCGGTCATATGTACAACAACCCGCTGGGTATTGCTTAAGGAGCTAAATCATGGCTGCTATTTCACGCGCACAGATGTTAAAGGAACTCCTCCCAGGGCTTAATGCTCTGTTTGGTCTGGAGTATGCAAAGTATGGAGAAGAGCACAAAGAGATTTTCGAAACGGAAACCTCTGAGCGTTCTTTTGAAGAGGAAACCAAGCTGTCCGGTTTTTCTGCCGCTCCGGTAAAGAACGAAGGTGCTGCAATTGCGTATGACAACGCGCAAGAGGCATGGACCGCTCGTTATGATCACGAGACCATCTCCCTTGGTTTCTCGATCACCGAAGAGGCAATTGAGGATAACCTCTATGACAGCCTGTCTTCCCGTTACACCAAGGCCCTGGCTCGTTCTATGGCCTACACCAAGCAGATTAAGGCTGCGAACATCCTGAACAACGGATTTTCGGCTTCCTTCCCTGGTGGTGACGGTGTATCGCTCTTCAACACCCAGCACCCCTTGGTGTCTGGTGGTGTCAACAGCAACACTCCCGCCACCCCGGCTGACCTGAATGAGACTTCTCTTGAGAACGCCGTCATTCAGATCTCTCTGTGGACGGATGAGCGTGGTCTGCTGATCGCTGCCAAGCCCAAGAAGCTGATCGTCCCCACCGGCCTGCGATTCGTTGCCAAGCGTCTGCTTGACACCGAACTGCGTGTTGCAACTGCCGACAACGATTTGAACGCCCTGAAGTCGCTCAATTCGATTCCTGAAGGCTTTGCAATCAACCACTTCCTGACTGACCCGAATGCCTGGTTCCTGACCACGGATGTTCCCAACGGTATGAAGCACTTTGTGCGGATTCCGCTGTCGAACTCTATGGACGGGGATTTTGACACCGGTAACGTCCGGTATAAGGCCCGTGAGCGTTATTCCTTCGGATTCTCCGATCCGTTGGGAATGTTTGGCTCTCCGGGAGCGTAAAAAGAGGGAACCTTCGGGTTCCCTTTTTTCTTTTAAGCGTTTAAACTTGCGTTACTAGGATTTACCACCCGTACCGACTGACCTAGCAGACATAGTAGAGACAGTACGGGGATGTGCTACTACACGAAAGGATCGTCATGGCACGTACTACCTTTTCTGGACCAGTCGCGTCCCTAAATGGCTTTGTAATGGGCACCCCTGAGGCCCCTTATGTAAGCTCTTCTTCGACTACCCCTGGAACCGCAACTCGCGGAGCAACCTTTACCGTTAACCCCACTGGCACATTTGGTAGCAATACCGCTACTAATCCCTCTAGTGCCCAGGGTTCTTCTGGTCAGGTTTTCGGTAGCAATCTAGCCTCTACGGCTACCTATTACATCGGTGCAACAGGTCGTTATCTGATTACCGGCACCAATGCTTCTACCTTTGCCAAGGCTGGTGTGATGGGTGTGGTTGGAAACACCACAACCACCGCTGATGCTGCTGTTATGGCCTGGATGGACGGTGACGGTGGACTTACCACTGCCCGTGCTGGTTATGCGATCGGTATGACCCAGTCCACAGGTGGCTCTGGATTTGACTACGGTATGGACCTTGAACTGCAAGACGCTGTTGGCGGCGGTGGTTCTGTTCAGCCCTACAAGAAAGCAGAGATCCGTGTCTCCAATGATGTTGTCGTTATGACTGGCGCAGGTGTCCCTGTTGACGGAACTACCGGCGATAACTTTGCTGGCCCTGGTTCGATGTTTGTAGATGTCACCAACGCTAACCTCTACATTCAGACCGGATTGATCACTAGCCCTGTTTGGAAGTTGGTCACCCGCGCAGCTTAATAGGAGCCGCTCATGGCGATGCAATATGATGTATGGTCAGTAACGCCAGGGGAGGATGACGATTTCTATCGTACAGCCGGTCCTATTGCTGTTGCTGGCGTTATCACCCTTGCTGCTACCACTCCCGGAATCAATGGCTATGGTTACAAGGTAGCCATTGACTCTGATGGAAATGATGCAGGCCTTAACTTCACGATCGTTGGTCACAAGGTTGGGGAGCTAAACAAAGGGCTAACAACAGAGGTTGTTGCTGGGCCTAATGGAGGTCCAGTCACTTCAACCAATTACTACGCCCAGGTGGTTAGCATCACCGTTAGCGGCACTTCAGCTAACAATGTGAAGATCGGATATTCAGGAAGCTTGGCTCTTCCCAGGGTTAGGATCAAGGGTCTTTACTACCTTGCTTCTAATGCACAGGGAAGTATCTCTATTAGCTCTCCGAACTCTCCGATCCCGTTGCTGTTTATGGCAACCCCTGCTGATGACACCAAGATCTCCAGTCTTTATATGGCTGCAGAAGGAATCCTGGTCGGCAGAACGGTAGATGACTACGCTGTGGTCACCATCACCGATGTTGCTTCGGTGACTCTTATCTGCGGGTAATCATGGCTAAGGTCTCCAAAAAGGATATGCCCTGCAATAAGCCGAGGGCTACTCCCGATCATCCAAAGAAGTCTCACATTGTGAAGGCTTGTGAGGGTGGTAAGGAGAAGGTCATTCGGTTTGGTCAGCAAGGCAAAAAGGTTGGAACCTTGTCAGGAACCGCAGGTAAACCAAAGGCCGGAGAATCTGAGCGCATGAAAGCCAAGCGCAGGTCGTTTAAAGCCAGACATGCTAAAAACATAGCCAAGGGCAAGATGTCAGCAGCCTACTGGGCGGATAAGGAAAAATGGTAAGCCATGGAAATGATGCTTTGGAATATCGTCCTTTCGGCGATAGTGGGGTTCATGATGTTCTTGCTTAAGAACAAGTTCGATGAACTCCAGCGGATCAGCATTCTTTTGAACAAAACAAGAGAAGAAGTCGCTCGGGATCATATTACCCGTGCTGAAGTAAGAGCAGATCTAGAGAAGATCCGGGATCATTTTGATAACGGGTTTAAACGTCTTGAAGACAAAATTGATGCCTTATCGCAAAGGAGTTCAAAATGAGCAAGAAACGTAGGGGCCGTGGATTAGGTGGTTTGGCTGCTCTTGGTGGAGCGGCATTGCTGGCTATGAAGCTGGCTAAGGGGGACAGGAAGGATGCTGCCCCTATTGAAGATGCAACGAAAAGGGACTCTAAGTCTTCAAGTGAAACGAAAAGACTTGCAGAAACTGTTACCGACATGGGTGGTATGAGTCGGGGTACTACGGATTCCAGAGGCACCACAGCCCAATCCTCTAAGCCTGCTGATAGGACTGTTACTAGACCCTCCCCTAGGCCTGCTGCTAGACCTGCCGCTCAGGCTCCTGCTGCTCAAGCACCCGCTGTTGTCCCAAGAGCACCTGCGGTTAGTCGAGCAGAAGGAACTACCGCTTCTGGTTTGCCTCGTGAGGCTCGTGGTGTTCAACCATCTACCCCTACTGATGTTTCTTCAATGATGGCTAACATTGGTACTAGGCCAAGTTTTGGCATCACACCGGGAAGAGAAGTTGATCCCCGTGTTTTGAATGCTATGCAACGGGCTGGAGGTATGAAAAAAGGTGGCGCGGTAAAGAAGAAGATGAAGTCTGGTGGCACGGTTTCCAAAGCCTCTAAACGGGCTGACGGAATTGCCAAGCGCGGCAGAACTCATTGCAAGATTTGCTGATGCCTCCGGTCAGCAAGAAGCAGGAAAGGTTCATGCAGGCTGTGGCGCATTCGCCTAAGTTTGCAAAGAAGGTAGGTGTCCCACAGTCGGTAGGTCATGAATTCACGAAAGGAAAAGACATGTACAAGAAGGATGCAGATGGAGTTGCTAAGAAGGGCAAAACCCACACGAAGACTTACGCTTCGGGTGGTTCTGTCGAAGGTAAAATGATGAAGAAAGAGGGCCGTGGTATGGCTAAAGCAGACATGCAAAAGAAGAAATCTGGCGGCATGGCAGCACTTAAGAAACACGCCGCTAAACCCGCTAGTGAGGCTCATGCAGGCCTGAAATATGGCGGCAAGGTCAAGAAGATGATGGACGGTGGAATGGCCCGTATGCCCTCTCGCGGCGAGCATTCAATCCAGAAGAAATCTACCCGTGGCGCAGAAGATGTCACCATGATGAAGAAGGGCGGTGGCGTTAAGAGGATGCGTATGGGTGGGAAGTGCTAAATGAGGCCCTCCAGGGGGATGGGCGATATTCGTCCATCCAAGATCCCCAAACCCAAGATTAAGAGGCGCAAAGATGGTGACACGTTCACGGCGTTTAAGAATGGCGGCAAGGTTAAATCTCGCGTTAATGAAGCAGGGGTTTATACAAAACCTGGAATGCGTAAAAGTCTTTTTGAGCAGATTAAAGCTTCCGCGACTCAAGGGACTGCTGCGGGTGAATGGTCAGCCAGAAAAGCGCAACTCTTAGCCAAGAAGTACAAGGCTAAAGGTGGCGGGTACCGTGGATGAAGAAGCCTCAGCAAAGTCTTAAGGACTGGACTGCTCAGAAGTGGAGGACCAAGAGTGGCAAGAAATCTTCCGTTACAGGCGAGCGTTATTTACCAGAGAAAGCGATCCAATCTCTATCTTCAGCAGAGTATGCAGCGACGACTAGAGCGAAAAGAGTTGGTAAAGCTAGTGGAAAACAGTTCGTCAAACAACCAAAGCGCATTGCAGCAAAAACAAAGGGATTTCGATGAAGACCGTTACTCCTAGATCCGCCAAAGAAGATGAGATGGCTAAAGACCCTATTGAGCAACTTAAAAAGGGTAAGACTAAAGTTGTCAAAGCCAAGGAAGGCAAGTGGATACAGTCAGCCATAAAGAAACCTGGCTCCTTGCGTGAATCTCTTGGTGCCAAAAAGGGCGAGAAGATCCCGGCTAAAAAGCTAGCAGCAGCAGCTAAAAAGCCGGGGAAGATGGGCCAAAGAGCACGGTTAGCGCAGACATTAAAGGGCTTTAAGAAGTGACAACCTCTGGCGTTTCAGCCTTTAATCTCGATCTCAATGACATCATTGAGGAAGCCTTTGAGCGCTGTGGTGCAGAGCTTCGCACGGGCTATGACTTCCGTACCGCTCGTCGATCGCTAAACCTTCTGACTATCGAGTGGGCCAACAGAGGTATCAATCTGTGGACAATCGAAGAAGGTGAGATCGTCCTGCAGACCGGTGTCCCTACCTATGACCTGCCGGTTGATACGATCGACCTTCTGGAGCATGTAATTCGGACTGGATCTGGAACCCCTTCTCTACAGTCTGACCTGACGATTACCCGTATCAGTGTTAGCACTTACGCTACGATTCCCAATAAGCTGATCCAGGGTAGACCAATTCAGGTATGGGTAGACCGTCAGTCTGGTGCTACCTACCCTCCCGGTGGAAGACCTGTAGGTACAAACCCTAGCACTGGTGTTGACCATCCTAAGATCCATGTCTGGCCTACTCCCAATGAGCCTGGGGATCAGTACCGTTTTGTTTACTGGCGCATGAGAAGGATTCAGGACGCTGGGGGCGGTGTTGCTACCCAAGATATCCCTTTCAGGTTCTTGAACTGCATGATTGCTGGCTTGGCCTACTATCTGTCCTTGAAGATAGCAGCAGTCGATCCTGCTCGTCGTATGGAACTTAAGGCAGCGTATGAGGAGCAGTGGAAGTTTGCGATCGAAGAGGACCGTGAGAAGGCAGCAATTCGGTTCGTTCCTCGCCGTCAATACATCGGATCGGGGACCTTGTAATGGGCAACCGTTTTGCCTCCGGCAAAAATGCGATCTCTGAGTGCGATCGGTGCGGGTTTCAGTACCGTTTAAAGCAGCTTCGTCAGCTTGTCATCAAGACCAAGAACGTCAATATCATGGTCTGCCCGGAATGCTGGGAACCAGATCAGCCACAATTGCAGCTTGGAATGTACCCGGTAGATGACCCCCAGGGACTTCGGAACCCTCGTCCTGATACTACCTATGTGGTGTCTGGTGTAAACGCCCAGGGAGTCCCTTCAGGGGGCTCCAGGATCATTCAGTGGGGTTGGTATCCCGTAGGTGGTTCCAGAGGCACTGACGCCGGTTTAACGCCAAATAACCTTGTTTTTGGCATCCAGCTTGGTACAGTTACCGTCAATCCAACATGAGGAGCAAACCATGGAATACAAGAAACCCAAACCAGTACCAGTCCCTAACACGGCAGGGTACCCGAACAATGTCCCCAACACCCAGACCGTTAAAACCAGGGGTACCGGTGCTGCTACAAAAGGCACACACTCCAGCAAGACGCTCGCCTAAATGAACTACCAAGAGCTTTTCGAGACCGTTAAAGGTTATGTGGAAAATGACTTCCCAAACCTTGAGTACGGAGATCCGACTGCAAATTCTCAGAATTTTACTTCTAAGGAGCAGTTGGATACCTTTATTCGTCAAGCAGAGCAAAGGATTTATAACAGCGTACAGTTTCCTTCGATTAGGAAAAACGTCACTGGGGTAACGACAAACGGCAATAAGTACTTGTCATCTCCTAGCGACTTTCTGGCTGTTTACTCTATGGCAGTAATTCTGCCTACAGGTGAATACGAGTACTTGCTCAATAAAGATGTGAACTTCATCAGGGCTGCTTATCCACGCCCAGCCGATACTGGAGTACCCCGGTACTACGCTTTGTTTGGGCCTACTACCACAAATGACAATCCGCCTCAGTTAACCGATGAGCTAAGTTTTATTCTTGGCCCTACGCCTAACGCTGCCTACGACATAGAGCTTCATTATTTCTTCTATCCTGAGTCGATTACAGTAGCCGCTGATGGTAGAACTTGGCTTGGGGACAACTTTGACAGCGTATTGCTGTATGGCACTCTTCTGGAAGCCTATACATTTATGAAGGGTGAGCAAGACGTTATCGCCAACTACACCGCAAGGTACAACGAGGCACTGATTCTTGCTAAACGGCTTGGTGATGGTATGGAACGCAGTGATGCTTACAGGTCGGGGCAGTTCCGTATGCCGAACCTTCCGCAAAATACTGGGGTGCAATAAGTGGCCTTTACCGGGAACTTTCTCTCCGACACATTTAAGATCGGTCTGCGTAATGCAGACTTTGATTTTGCGCCTGGAACTACGGATGTTTACAAGATTGCCTTGTATACAAATGCTGCTACCCTGAATGCAACAACACCTGCTTATACTACTGATGGTGAGGTAGTGGCTTCTGGTTATACCGCTGGTGGTGAGGTTTTAACGCCTGTGGTTGGGTTTGCTAACGGTGTGTCGTTTATCACCTTTAATAATGTTTCTTGGTCTGGGGCGTTTACCGCACGGGGCGCTCTGATCTATAAGGATGGTGGTGCTGCTGTCTGTGTCTTGGATTTTGGTTCAGATAAGACATCTACTACTACCTTTCCTGTGCAGTTCCCCGTGGCAACCAGCGCAGATGCGCTCATTCGTTTTGGATAAAGGAGTTTGAAAATGCTTGCAAATAAAGCAATCTCTTCTGATAAAGCCGCTGCAAGCGTCAATATGGGCGGCGACCTTGCTTCTGGTGCCCGTGGAGGCGGCGTATTTCACTTCAAGTGCTACGACAAAGACGGCAACCTGAAATGGGAAGACAAAGCTCATAACCTTGTGGTTAACGTAGGTCTGGCTGATATGAACGACAAGTACTTTAGTGGGTCTGGCTATTCTGCCACTTGGTATCTTGGTCTGGTTGATAACAGCCCTTCGCCTTCTTATGCGGCTGGAGACACAATGGCTTCTCATGCTGGCTGGGCTGAAAACACTGACTACACACAGGCAAACAGACCGACAGTGACGTTTGGTTCTGCAACGGTTGCCGATCCTTCTGTTATTAACAATTCAGGTGCAGTTGATGTCTTTACCATGAACGCATCGGTGACAATTGCTGGCGCTTTTCTGACTAGCGATAACACCAAGGGTGGCACGGCTGGGATCTTGTTTTCTGCGTCAACCTTTCAAACCCCCGGCGCTCGTACAGTCGTGTCAGGTGACACATTGAATGTCACCTACGAATTTAGCCTTGATGCTGCTTAAGGAGCAATAAATGCCTACTACATTTACCAAAAACCAAACCGTGCGGCTCAAGGCTATTCTTCCGGAAGGCCCGGTTGTGGCTCTTCGCATGAATGAGGATGGCGAGTTCTTTTACATGATCCAGTGGACAGATGCTAATGGAAGGTCTCAACAGCGCTGGTTCAAAGAAGAAGAACTAGAAGCCGTTTAATGTGTTTGGGTTTCTGCCATTTGCCACAGCACCGTTTTCTTCGCTTGCTGGCAATACGTATGCCGTAACAGTCTCTGAATCAGCGACTGCATCTGATGTTGTCTCTGCTTTAGTTGATTTTCTTTCTTCTTTGTCGGAGTCTGCTACAGGCTCTGATTCTGTTTCTACTAATGTAATTTTCGTTGTTTTAATACAAGAATCCTCAACGGGTGCTGATGAGGTCTCTGCCGGGATTGATTTTTCTAACCAGATCGATGAAAGCGCCACTGGGTCTGAAGAAGTATCTGGAGCGGTGGACTTTGGTGTTGCTATAGATGAATCTGCTACAGGCTCAGACGAAGTAAGTAGTTTGGTTGATTTTGGTGGGCAGATTGATGAATCAGCTACTGGGGCGGATCAGGTTTCTTCTCTGGCTGATTTTGTGTCCCAGATTGATGAGGCGGCTACAGGATCAGAGCAAGTATTCTCAATTGGCACGTTCCAGCATTTAATCCAAGAGTTGGCAACCGGGTCAGATCAGGTATTTGCGGGGGTTGATTTTATAGTTTTAGTGGTTGAGGCTTCTACTGGATCAGAAGAGGTATCTGGTGCTGTTGATTTTGGAAACCTTATACAGGAAGCCGCAGAAGGCTCAGAAGTTGTATCTACGTCGATTGATTTTGGTGTCTTAATTCAAGAACTTGCAATTGCTGAAGACAGCCCTCTGGTTAGATTTTTGTGGGAGTTGATTAATGACAGCCAATCTGTTACATGGCAAAATGTCCAGAGCGGTGGGAATACAAGTTGGGTGGTGGTTAATACCTCTGAAACAACCAACTGGCAAAACGTCCCCACGCTAAATTAAGGAGCAAGCATGGCTTTCGTAGTCAAGGACAGGGTAAAAGAAACCACCACCACGACTGGCACGGGCACCATCACGCTTGCTGGTGCTGTTACGGGGTTTCAGTCTTTCTCCGTAATTGGCAACGGAAACACCACGTATTACACCATCCAAGACGCTCTTTCTGGGGATTGGGAAGTCGGGGTTGGTACGTATACGTCCTCTGGTACAACGCTTTCTAGGGATACGGTGCTGGAGTCTAGCAACTCTGGGAACCTCGTTAATTTTGGCGCTGGAGATAAAGATGTCTTTGTGACCTACCCAGCCGAGCGGTCTGTTGAGGCTGTAGGTTCCGGGGTGCGGTCAGACACGGGTTCGGTCTATATCAACAAGACCACGATGACCGAAGATACGGTTATTGATTCTGGCGAGAACGGGTTTGCTGTGGGGCCGCTGACGGTTGCCTCGGGCGTGAGTTTTACGGTTACTGCTGGGCAGACGTTCTACGAGATTGGTGGCACGGGTGCTACTGGAGCCGGAGGCGATCAGGTTTTTGTTGAAAACACGCAGACTGTAACGACAAGTTATTCAATCCCAAGTGGTAGAAATGCAATGTCAACCGGCCCAATAACGGTGGATTCCGGGGTAACAGTAACAGTTCCAACAGGTTCAAGATGGGTGGTGATCTGATATGGCAACAACAATAGACGGTACTGGACTAATAACTGTTGACGGAACATCTACGACACAGGGCCGTGTTCGCCTTGCAGAAGATACCGACAACGGAACTAATTACATTGAACTGACTGCCCCCGCGTCGGTGGCAAGTAATAGAACAATTACTTTACCTGATAACACAGGGATGATCATCACTACTGCGTCAACCTTTGCAGGGACTGGGCCAGCGTTTAGCGCAACAAAAAGCGCCAATCAAACTATTGCAAGTTCTTCTACTTGGACAAAGGTTACTTGGTCTGGAGAGGATTTTGATACGAACAGCAACTTTGCTTCTGATAGATTTACTCCAACTGTAGCGGGGTATTATTTAATTACTTGTATTTTGATAATAGAAGTATTAGTTGCACAAAATAACACTATGCAGGCTGCCATTTATAAAAATGGTTCTTCGTACAGGCAAATTTTTGGCCTCTCTGGACCAAGTGTAAATATGAACATTGGCAATGCAGTTGGGACAAATGGTTCCGCTGTTATTTACTTAAATGGAAGCACTGACTACATTGAGATATATGCTTTTCAAACTTATGGCGCAAATGGTGCTCAAGTAAATGCTGGGGCTTCGTTTACTGGTGCTTTAGTGAGGGCCGCATAATGACACTTTACGAAAAAATTCTTTCCATCTACCCAGAGTTGGTGGATTTTAACTTTGCTGCTGGCGTCATCATTCTTCAGAACGATTCTGACGGTCGCGGTGATTACATTGCCAAGTGGGAGCATCCAACTCTTGCAAGACCCACGCAAGAACAACTCGATTCGCAGGAGTAACAAATGTCTAAAGTAGCCATCACGGGCAACGTAAGCGGCACAGGCACGCTGACAATAGCGGCCCCTAATACGAATACTGATTACACGCTGACGCTTCCGACCAACACAGGGACGATACTGACTAATGCGACTACTACAGGCTTCCCTGCAGGTAGTGTGTTGCAAGTGGTTCAAGCCACAACATCAACTGAAGTATCAACAAGTTCCGCCGCTCCGACGTATGTAGATACAGGACTTTCTGCTTCTATTACTCCGTCTTCTGCGTCTAGCAAAATTCTTGTTTGTGTAAACCACGGCACAGTAACAAAGAGTTCAGGAAACGCTAACAACCGACTTTTTATAAGAATTATGCGAGGAAGCACTGAAATATCTTTGTTTGGTAATGGTTTGAACTATACCGCCACAGCCTTGCAAGTCCGTTCAAGTGCAAGTTTTGCGTATTTAGATTCTCCGGCAACAACATCGTCTACGACTTATAAAACTCAATTTGCAAATGGTGATCCAGCCGCTGAGGTTCAGGTGCAAACCAACAGTTCAATGTCTTCAATAATTTTAATGGAGATTGCGGCATGATTAAGAAATCTGATGCTATTCGCTCTTTGCGCCCCAACGCCGTATGGGTTCTCCGTGGTGATGAACTAGAGTGGCTCGACCAAAATCAGACACGACCAACTGATGCCGAAATTGACGCAGAGGTTGCAAGGCTGACTGCGCTTGAGCCTGCGCGTATTGCGGGCGAAAACCGCAGAGCCGCCTACATTGCCGAGGCAGACCCACTATTCTTCAAAGCACAACGAGGTGAAGCCACGATGGAAGAATGGCAAGCTAAAGTAGCTGAGATCAAAGCGAGGTTTCCGAAATGAGCGTCTTAGCCGTCAACGCAGTAACTGATGCCAACGGTGGTAACACCGCCACGATAAACAGCATGACCCCTACTGCGGATAGTTTGCAGGGCTTTCGCAACCGCATCATCAATGGTGACATGAGGATTGACCAGAGGAATGCTGGTGCTACTATTTCTACTACTGGTTACCCAGTTGATCGTTTTGGTTTGGTAGAACAAACAAGTGCAACTTTTACTGCGGGACAAAGTACAACTGCACCAGCAGGATTTACAAATTCGTTTTTATTGACTATCGGTACTGGAGCAAGTGCGACTTCAACGCAGTATGCTATTTTGAATCAAAAAATAGAGGGATATAATTCTTCTGATTTTGGCTTTGGAACGGCAGATGCAAAAAATGCAACCTTATCTTTTTGGGTTCGTTCCAGTGTTTCTGGAATATATTGCGCTTCGTTGAAAAATACAAATGGAAGTAGAACATATATTAAAGAATATACAATTTCTGCCGCTGATACTTGGGAGTACAAAATAATAACTTTCCCAGGCGATACATCAGGAACTTGGGGGACAGGTAATGGAGTCGGTCTAAGTGTGTATTTTGATTTTGGTTCTGGCTCAGGAACGCCAACTGGTACGGCAGATAGTTGGATAACAACAAACGCTACAAGAACCTCAAATCAAACAGACTTTGTAAACAACTCTGGCGCAACTTGGTACATAACAGGAGCCCAACTAGAAGTCGGTAGTGTCGCCACGCCTTTTGAGCGCAGACCTTATGGGACTGAGTTAAGTCTGTGTCAGAGGTATGCACTTAAATACAATACTGATGCAATAGTTTATGCCTTTATTGGTGCAGGATATGCTACAAGCACAACTAATGCAAATATATCGTTGCCGTTGCCTGTTCAAATGAGAACTGCGCCAACAGCAACCGCTAGTAATTTAATGGTTCAGGATGGAACTACGATTACAGCGGTTACTGCAACGGCAGTAGTAACGAACCAAACAAACTCTCTAAATGCTTTTGTTCAGGCTACTGTTGCAAGCGGATTAACCGCATTTAGACCTTATCAATTACAAACCAACAACAATACTGCTGGATATTTGTTGTTAAGTGCGGAGTTATAAAAATGTATAAATTAGGCAATACAGATAACTTAACACAACAACCAATTTGCATTTGGCGTTTATCGGATAACGCATCCATCCCTTTCGACCCCATGAACAGCGATTACGTTGAGTATCTTCGATGGCTCTCTGAAGGCAACGAACCTTTACCCGCAGACGGAGAATAACGTGGCATCGATAATTAACGCTACAGTGACAAGTCCGGGTGGATTAGTTTCCACCGGGGACAACACGAACGAACTAAAGATCCAGACTGGCGAGACCGACGCCGTTACGGTTAACTCTTCTCAAGTCGTAGCGTTTAACAACCCCATAGTGGTCGCTGGCAACACAATCTCCGCTGACAACAGCCTCGGGTTTAGAAACCGCATCATCAATGGTGACATGAGGATTGACCAGAGGAATGCTGGTGCGGCGGTGACTGCTAACGGTGCGTATCCTGTCGATAGGTTTATTGCAAATAATTCAAATGATGGTGCTTATTCAGCACAAAGAGATACGGTAGCACCAACCGGTTTTATAAATTCTTTGAAATGGACAACAACAACCGCAGATGGGAGTCTTTCGGCTTCGCAGTATGCCGGAATTGGTCAACTAATTGAAGGTTTTAATACTGCTGATTTAGCGTGGGGTAGTGCTAATGCCAAAACTGTAACATTTTCATTTTGGGTTCGTTCTAGTTTAACTGGAACATTTGGAGGCGCATTAAGAAATTCTGCGGCAAATCGTTCTTATCCATTTACTTATTCAATTTCTGTTGCCGATACATGGGAATATAAAACTGTAACGGTTGCTGGCGATACTAGCGGAACTTGGGTTACTGATAATGGTGTTGGTATCCGAGTTTTTTTTGGTTTAGGTGCTGGAACTGATTGGTCTGGAACCGCTGGTGCATGGAACTCAAACAATAACCTTACTGCCACAGGCGCAGTATCAGTCATCGGCACTCTCAACGCCACTTTCTATGTAACAGGAGTCCAACTAGAAGTCGGTAGTGTCGCCACGCCGTTTGAGCGCAGACCTTATGGGATGGAGTTGGCGTTGTGTCAGAGGTATTATGAACTGTATGACGGCGGCATTTTGTTTCTTACAAAATTAAGAGAATCAGATAGAAATCGTTACGGCAACTTCTTTCTTAAAGTAACTAAGAGGGCCTCTGCTACTATAACTTTGATTACATCAAGTACAGATGGCGGTGGGGCTATTAATGCAACAGGTGGCATTGATGGTGGAGTTTTTAGTAGTTTGTCCACAGCGGATAATCAAGCCCCAAATGTAACAAAATTTAGTGCGTCTGCGGAGTTGTAATTATGTATAAAAAACTAATCAACATATTAACAAATCAAGAGGCTCAGGTGGTAAAGCGCCTATCCGACAACGCATTCATCCCCTTCGACCCCGCAAACACAGATTACCAAGAGTATTTAAAATGGTTAGCAGAAGGAAACCAACCGGAGCCAGCAGATGAGTAGCATATCGGCAGGATTAAGTAACGGCACAGCCTTGGTCTCCACTGGAGACACGACGGGCGAACTTGTGCTAAAAACCAACGGCGGCACCACTGCGGTCACAATCGGCACAGACCAGTCGGTTACTTTTGCGGCTGGGGTAGTAACAACCTCTCCAACCGTACTGCCAGCCGGTACAGCCTCAGCCCCCGCCCTCACCACCACAGGCGACACCAACACAGGCATCTTCTTCCCTGCTGCTGACACCATAGCCTTTGCAGAAGGTGGGGCAGAGGCGATGCGTATCGACTCCAGCGGTATCGTACTGACTGGGCTTTCTTCTGCGCTTACTGTTTCGGGAGCGTCTGCTTGGCAGCAGCAATTAGCTGGAACAGGGGCAACGGGTTATATTGCTGCAAGGTTTAGTAATAATGCAAACCCGGCTAGGTTTATTGCTGTTAAGTCCCGTGGAGCTTCAATTGGAACAAACACAGTTGTTCAAAATGGAGATGAGCTTGGTTCTATAGATTTTGCTGCTGCTGATGGAACAGACTATACAACGGCAGCGAGAATTTCAGGATTTGTAGATGGAGCGCCGGGAACCGGAGACCTCCCTACACGGCTTACATTTAATACTGCTGCTGATGGTTCTACTACTCCTACCGAGCGTATGCGTATCGACTCCAGCGGTAACTTGCTGGTGGGTTACGGTGGTCAAAGCCCAACTGCTTTTACGGCTCCGCAGGGAATGACAATTAGTTCTTTAGATAATGTGGCCCTGCAGTATTACTTGCGAAAAGGCAACCAAGTAGAAGCACATATTGGTTTCAAATCAAGCACAGACACAAATTTTTATGTTGGTACTGGCGGTGGCGCAGGCCCTGCTGGTATTGGTGCATACGGCACATACCAAACAAACTTAGCTTCTACTTGGACTTCTGTTTCTGATGAGCGTGTTAAGACGGAACTCGTACCAATTGAAAATGCTTTGCAAAAGGTTGGGGGTGTTCGTGCTGTCACGGGTCGATATACTTATGACGAGGAAAACGGCTCAACAAAGCGCAGGGCTTTTTTGATTGCTCAAGATTTTGTCAGTGCTCTCCCAGAAGCGGTCGATCAAAACGACCCTGAGAAACTTGGTTTGTCATACTCAGATACGATTGTGTTGGCGTTTGCCGCCATTAAAGAACTCAAAGCAGAACTTGACGAAGCAAAAGCCCGTATCGCAACGTTAGAGGGAAACACACCCGAACCCCCAGATCAACCGGAGTAAATCATGGCCTCAACATACTCAGACCTCAAGATAGAACTCATTGGTACCGGTGAACAGACTGGATCGTGGGGAAACACAACTAACACAAACCTTGGCACAGCTATTGAAGAGGCCATCGTCGGTTCGGCTACCGTCTCTTTCTCAAGCGCTGATGTCACGCTAACGCTGACCAATACCAATGGCACTCAGACTGCTAGGCACCTGCGTTTAAACCTCACGGGAACCAGCGGCGGGGCACGTAACCTCATACTAGGTTCTGGGTGCCAGATTGACAAGCCCTACATCATCAACAACGGCCTAGCCGACACAGTTACAGTTAAGAACACCACGGGCACCGGCATCGCTGTTCCGTCTGGCAAGACTATGTGGGTCTATAACAATGGTACGAATGTTGTGGACGTTACGACTCACATGACCTCGTTAACGCTTGGCTCTGCGCTTCCTGCCGGGTCTGGTGGTACTGGGCTAACATCTCCCGGTGCATCTGGCAATGTGCTTACCTCTAACGGAACAGCGTGGACTTCGGCTGCATTGCCTCCATCATTTGTCACCGGCATGATTCTTCTTTGGTCTGGATCGATTGCATCGATTCCGTCTGGTTGGGCGTTATGTGACGGAACAAGTGGAACCCCCGACCTTAGAAACCGATTTATTGTAGGCGCTGGTTCTACCTATGCTGTAAATGCTACTGGCGGTTCTGCTGATGCAATCACGGTATCCCATACTCACACATTTAGTGGTACTACAAGTAATAAATCTTTAATTGGTCATTTCTATGTAGGCGGCCCTAACCAGGGCCCTGATGGAACAATCTTTAAAACTCAAATTAATACAGGCGCTCGTCCGGGCCTAGACTTTAATTCTGGTGAGCAGTATCGTCAAAACTTTGATGCTTCACACGACCACACTTTTAGTGGAACTACGGCATCTTCAGGCTCCAGTGGTACCAACGCTAACCTTCCCCCGTACTATGCCCTGGCATACATAATGAAACTGTGAGGTAAACCATGCTTCCCTTAACCGCAATTTTAGACGTCGGTATGAAGGTGTTGGATAAGTTTATTCCAGACCCAGCAGAAAAAGCCAAGGCGCAACAAGAGTTACTAAAGATGCAAGCGGAGGGCAGGCTTGCAGAACTACAAGCAGACGTTAAAGAGCAAGAGGAGTTAACTAAACGGCTACAGGCTGATATGGCATCCGATTCATGGTTGTCAAAAAACATTCGGCCTATGAGTTTAATTGCGATCTTTGCTGGGTATTTTCTCTTTGCCCTCATGTCTGCTTTTGGTCATAACGCTAATGAGGCGTATGTAACTTTACTAGGCCAGTGGGGTATGTTGTGCTTTTCTTTTTATTTCGGCTCTCGTGGTGCTGAGAAGATCGCTGAGATGTGGAGTAAGAAAAAATGATTAATTGGGAAAAATACCCCAATTTCAAACCTGCAGAGTTTATATGCACTCACTGCGGAGGTGATGGTATCCAAGAAGGTCTGTTAGATAAGCTCCAGGCCATGAGGACGGAGTACGGCAAGCCCATGAAAATCACCTCTGGCTACCGCTGCCCACAACACCCCATAGAAGCCAAAAAGACGGCCCCTGGTGCTCATGCCTTGGGGATAGCTGCTGACATCGCCGCTGAGGGTGCAGAGGCCCATAGAATCCTTTCCCTGGCCTTTAAACATGGGTTTACGGGGGTAGGCGTCCAGCAAAAGGGTACTGGTAGATTCATTCATGTAGATGTAAGATCAGGTCAGTTACCAACGCCGAGCGTGTGGAGCTATTAAATGCCTTTCCTCAAACTCTTATTTAAGCCTGGAGTCAATCGGGACGTAACCAATTACGCTGCTGAAGGTGGTTGGTACGACTGCGATAAGGTTCGGTTTTTCTCTGGTTTTCCACAGAAAATAGGTGGCTGGATAAGAGCGACTTCAGAAACCTTTTTGGGCACCTGCAGACAACTTTGGAACTGGACTACATCAGCACAAGATAATCTTTTAGGTGTTGGTACGAACCGCAAGCTTTACCTTGAGGTCGGTGGTGTTTATTACGACATCACCCCGATCCGAGACACCCTTGCTACCCCAGATACAGATGACTGCGTTTACACGACCAACGGCTCAAATGTGGTTGAGATCCGTGTTACTGGGCATGGTTGTGATACTGGGGCGTTTGTCACTATCTCTGGTGTTACAGGTAATGTTGGTGGTATTCCCGATGCGGAAATCAATGCTGAACATGAGATAACGGTTATTGACTCTGACACTTTCACTTTTGTAGTAGCTACCAGCGCTACATCTACAGTTTCTGGTGGTGGCGGTAGCAGCATTGATATTGAGTGTCAGATTAACCCTGGCCCTGCTTCTTTTACTGGAGTGTACGGGTGGGGAACCGGTGCATGGAACGGCAGTTTTGGATGGGGTCTCTCTAGTCCAGAGCCTGTTTTTATTGAGCAACGTGATTGGTTCATGGACAATTTTGACAACGACTTTGTTGCCAACATCCGTAACGGCCCCATCTATTATTGGGAAAGAGACGCCCCTGCGATAAGTATCACAACAGCATTGGCTGATAGAGCGGTGCCTTTGCAAGACATAGCAACAGCAGGTGGATATGACCCTGATGACGTTCCATCTCAGGTCATGCAGGCTTTAGTTTCGCAGAACGACAAACACCTTGTAGCGTTTGGTGCTGTTCCTTTTGGACAAACTAACCCCAATACATTTGACCCATTGTTAATCCGATGGGCAGATCAGGATAACCCAGGGCAGTGGGAACCTTTACCGACTAACTCTGCTGGGTTTTTAAGGGTTTCTCGTGGCTCAAAGATTGTCAGGGCGCTACCTACCCGTCAAGAGATTCTGGTTTTTACTGACACCCATCTTTTTAGCTTTCAATTCTTAGGCACCACCGATGTGTTTAGCTTGCAGGAACTTACAGACAATATCTCTGTAATGAGTCCTCGGTCTATGATTGCTGCTAACAATATTACCTATTGGATGGGTACAGACCGGTTCTACATGTATGACGGTCGAGTGCAACCCTTAGAAACAACCCTTAGGGAATATGTCTTTAAAGACATTAATTTAAATCAATCACCCCAGGTTATTTCCGGTACCAATGAAGGTTTTTATGAGATCTGGTGGTTTTATCCCAGTGGTGACTCTGATTGGGTAAACCGGTACGTCATTTACAATTACAAAGAAAATGCTTGGTATTACGGTAATCTTCTGAGGACTGCTTGGCTAGACACTCCGTTACGGGAGGTTCCAATCGCTGTTGCTACCGATCAAGATCAAAACCCCGGTATTCTTTATTCTCATGAAATAGGGGTAAACGATGATACTTTGCCCATGACCTCTTATATTGAAACAGCAGACTTTGATATCGAAGACGGTGAAAAGTTTGCCTTGACCCGCCGGATGATCCCTGATGTGAATTTCAATGGGTCAACGAACCAGAGCGGGGAAGTTAATTTTGTTATCCGCCCCAGAAACTTCCCTGGTAGCTCATTTAATGACCAGCCTAGCAACAGCCAGCGGGTGATCAGGGCGTCAGCCAATCAGTACACAAACCAAGTATTTATTCGTGCTAGAGGGCGTCAGATGGCCTTCAGAATCGAGTCTGATGATCTAGGGGTTCAGTGGCAGCTTGGCGCTCCTAGGATCGATCTAAGGGTAGATGGGAAGCAGTAATGGCCTTTAGGGGATTCCGGGCACCTGCCCTACCACTAGCCCAGCCGATATATGACCGGCGGCAGATGGATGAGCTTCTTCGTGCTCTGCGGATATATTTCAATGTCTTGGATTCTGAGGTACCAATTCAGAGTGAATTATTTATCGGTGGCGGTTGGGGGTTACAGTTTCCGCATATAGCAGCATCTGACTCAACCGACCAGATTGCTACCGGGGATGACACTCCGACCATCGTGACTTGGAATACCTTGGAGTCTGGAAGTGGGTGGACACTTGCTTCTAATGCTGCAACTGCACAATACGCTGGGGTATACACAATTCGGTACAGTCTTCAGTTTATTAACACGGCAAACGCCCAACATTACGTAACAGTTTGGCTCCAAAAAAACGGATCGGACGTAGCCAATTCAGCAACTATTTTTGCTGTCCCATCCCGTAAGAGTGCTACCCCAGGCGAAGAAGGCTATTTAGCCGCTTATTCTGAAGCTACTTTTACTGTAGACGCTGGAGACGATATAGAACTTTATTGGGCTACTGATTTAGCCTATGACCCCGTAACGCCGCTTGATGGGGTTTATATGTTCCATGACGCTGCCCAAGCCTCCCCCTTCGTTAGACCTGCCATACCGTCAGCAATTGGTTCCATCACTTTCGTTTCAGCCCCTGTTGTTTAAACGCATTAGGACATAAAATACTGCCATGAACACACTACCCCAACTCTCTCAAGCGCTGGCCTCCCAGGGCCGGTATGGCGACTCCACTCTTGTGCATATGACCCCACAGGAAGTCTCTGGGTTACAGGCACTGGCTAGAAGTCATGGAACAAGCCTGACTATCAACCCGCAAACCGGGCTACCTGAGGCTTTCAGTCTTAAAAGACTGCTCCCAACCATAATCGGTGCAGGCCTGACTATCGGTTCAGGGGGGACCCTCTCTCCTCTTATGGCTGGCATGATGACTGGCGCTGGTTATGGTCTGGCTACAGGCGATATCAAACAAGGCCTTATGGCTGGTCTAGGGGCCTACGGTGGTGCTGGCCTAGGAGCAGGGTTTAGTGCCGCTGGTGCTACTCCAATGGACCCAACAACTTTCTCAGGGATTAATCCATCTGTTCCTTATGACCCAGCAACCATGGGATTCGGGGCTGCGCCACCTCCACCAACTATTGGTCAAAACTTTGCTCAGGCTGGCAGAGGATTTTCTAATGTGTTTAGTGGTGGCGATGTTGGTGCTCAAGCTAGGTCTGCCTTTATGGGATCTCCTGCGGTAGCAGCAGATGCTGCCAAAGGGATTTCTGCTTCTTCTGCTACAGGTGTTGGAGGTCTTACTGGCCTTGCAAAATATGGTGCCGCTACAGCCGCTCCTATGTTATTTGGCGGGGAAGAGGAAGAAGAAGACCTCAAGCGTCATGAGCACTACCTACGTCCCTATGATTTAGATATCACTAACGTCTCTGGGACTTACGATCCCCTTGAGTCTTCGCGTGAGCGTGAACAGCTTAGTTATAACTTCCGCGCAAGAGAACCGATTCGCATTGCTCAGGGCGGTGCTATTCGTTATCAGGAAGGCGGAGATGTCACCCCAGCAGAAGCTGATGTTTATCGGAACATAGCCAATGTTCAGCAAATGGCTGGAATAAGACAAATGCCAATGGGTAACGTAATGGCAAGACCACAGTTTACGTCTTACATGGATTACAACCCTGCGACTATGAAGCCTTTCGAAGCACCACCAATGATGGGTTCTAATGTTGGCAGCAGTTTTAGATCTCAGCAATATGATGTTCCGAGATTTAAACCTGAAGATTCAGTTTCTTTTCGTGATATCCAAGAGAAAAAAAGACTTGAGGAGCAAGGTACTTTAAATTCTGACCTTTCTAGTGGTTTTTATGGTGGCGGTTCAGTTAGATACCAAGAAGGCGGATTAGCAGCAATGATGCGTCCAGAGGAAGCAATGACTCCGCCGATGGACGGAAGGTTTCTTCGTGGCAATGGAGACGGAATGAGCGATGAGATTCCGGCTAGCATTGAAGGAGAACAAGACGCTCTTCTCTCGGACGGTGAGTTTGTAATCCCTGCTGATGTTGTTTCTCATATTGGTAACGGTTCTTCAGAGGCTGGTGCAAAGATCCTTTACCAGATGATGGATCGGGTTCGTAAAGCAAGAACAGGTAAAGAAGAGCAAGCAGAAGAGATCGATGTGGAAGAGTTTCTACCGGTATGATGTTTGTTTACGAAGATGTCAATGGATTGGAATTTCTGGATGAACTAGAGAGCATCTTTCCTGAGCATTATGAAGAGCTATGTGTTACCAAAGATTTTCCACTTGAGCCTGACTACGAGGCATACAGAAACTTAGGTCGGGCAGGTATGTTGAGATGTATAACCTGTAGAGCAGACGGTATTTTGGTTGGGTACATTGTTTTTATAGTGCAGCCTCATCTGCATTACAGGTCTTGCAAGACTGCTTTCGAAGACATTTATTACGTGAAGAAAGAGTTTCGCAAGGGTCGTATAGGGATCAAGCTGTTTCAGTACGCAGAAAAGGTTTTAAAAGAGTTCGGTATCAATCGAATCATCATGCACACGAAGATTCACCTGGATAACTCCAAACTCTTTGAGTATTTAGGCTATAAGCACACAGACAAGCTTTATACAAAGCTTCTGTAACGGAGATTCGATATGAGATACAACCACTTTTCAATGCTACCCGAAGAGGCGTTTAAACCTCGTAACGGTAGGTATGGCATGACCTTGGAGGGTGGGTCCTCTTCACCCCCTCCACCTACCCAGACCTCTCAGATAAGCATTCCTGAGTATGCACAGCCTTACATGGAGCGTCTGCTCGGTAAGGCAGAGGCTGCGACTGAAGCCCCTCGTCAAATTTATGGTGGGGAAAGGTTTGCTGGTGCTACCCCTCAACAAGCTCAAGCAAGATTCGAAGCCTCTCAGATGCAAACCCCAGGTCAATTTGGGGTTGGAACGGGGATGGTTGGTGCAGGTGGACTAAGGAGTCTTGCGTCTGGGCAAGAATACATGGGGATGGCAACAGACCCTTCTGCTACAGCGGCATTTATGTCTCCTTACATGCAAAATGTCGTTGACATACAAAAGCAAGCTGCGATTCGTGACGCACAAAAGACACAACTAGGTGCAAATTTAGGTGCAGTCCGTCAGGGTACTTATGGTGGTGCTAGGCAGTTGCTGGCTCAGACCGAACGTGAGCGAGCTTTAGGTGAACAGTTGGGTGATATTCAAGCTCGTGGATTGCAGTCGGCGTTTGATCAGGCCAGACAGGCACAGCAGTTTGGTGCTGAACTTGGATTAAAAGGCACCGGGCAAGCAATAGAGGCTGGCAGAGGATTAGCTCAGATCGGTCAGGCAGAACAGGCGGCTGAACTTGAGAGACTAAAGGCACAGGAAGCTTTTGGAAGTCTGACTCAGGCAGACCGTCAAAAAATGCTAGACCTTCAGTACCAGGACTTCATGGCGCAACAGCAGTTCCCATTTACTCAGTTGAGTTACATGGGTGACATTCTTCGTGGCATTCCCGGAAGATCTGTCTACGAGTATCAGCAACAGCCTAGTGGGTTGCAGCAGATGGTAGGTCCTGGACTGTTAGGTCTCGGGATGTACAGGGAGTTTATGCGATGAATATCATTCAACTTTCGGAGCAACTGAAGGATGTCCCGGATAACTTTCTCCTTACAGAGGTTCAAAACCCAACGGGTTCGTACCCAGCGTATTTGGTTGTATCAGAACTCACACGCCGCAAGAGAATGCGGGAAGGTGCTGTTAAAGAGGCTCCACAAACCACGGTCGTAGAGGATCTGACAACACCTCAGCAGCCTATGCAGCAGCCTATGCAGCCTGCTGGCCTAGGGGCGCTTGCACAGCCCGGAGAGATGGCTGCTCAAGATGTTGGAGTGATGGAAGCTCCAGATCCCATGGGGCTTGGTATGCCTATGGATATGCCTATGGAACAGCCTCAGATGATGGCTGGAGGCGGTCTTGTGGCTTTCCGTGACGGAGGTGATGTTATTCGTGCTCAGTCTGGAATGTTTGTGGACCCAACCCAGGACGCGACCACATTTGAAGAAGAATTTGAACGTTACCGTCCAACAGGTCTTTCCCGGTTGATTGGTGGGCCTCAAGGTATCGGTGCTAGCAATGTTCGTTATCAACTCGGTCAGCTTGGCTACTCCAGAGCAGAGATTGACCAGATGGACCCAGGGATGCAGAGAATGATTGTTGCTAGGGCACAGATCCCTGAGGATTCCCCTGCTGCCCCTGCCCCTGTCGTTGCTGCTGCTCCTCCTGCTGCCGCTCCTTCAATTGATGAGACCCTATTGCAAGAAAGAACTACCCCCCGTGGTTCTGGTTCCGACTCCAGGATCATGCAAATGATCTCTGGTGGTTCTGCTCCGATTGCATCATCTGATCGCGCTGCTGGCATAAAGGAGTTAGGCGAAATGCTTCCCGACACTGCTACTCCATTGATGCAGAAGATTATTGATGAGCAACGGGCAGGGATGGCAGGAAGAAGGGAATCAAACCTCAATATGGCCCTTATACAGGCCGGTTTGGGGATGATGGCATCTCCTGCTACCAGCGGTATTCAAGGGGTCGCAGAAGGCGGTTTAAGCGGTCTGAAGGCCTATAGAGAGGGTATGTCAGAGATTCAGAAGAGTGAACAACTGATGCAAGCCTCTCAGCTTGAGCTAGCAAAAGCACAAGACGCTAGGTCTCGTGGTCTGTTTGACCTTCAGCTTAAGATGGAACAGAACGCTGCTCAACTAGCGCATCAGGCTAGGGTAGCTGAACTTCAGGTCGCTCAGATCCTTGCTACCCTGGAAGCTGCAAGGATTCGTAGCACCAGAAGTCTTGGGGATGTAACTCCAAGCCCTTCCGAGATGAAAGCAGCGGAAGATCTTGCTGATAAGCGAATTATGGAATTGGTAACCCAAGGGAAAATTAAACCAGCTTCTCCTGATGCTGCTGCTATGAAACAGCAATTTGTACAGCAATACCTAATTCAATCAGGTAAGGTTTACATGCCTATGTCTACCAGCGCAGGACCACAACAATTTAATTTTGCTGATTTAATGGCACAACCGTAATAGGACAATAAATGGCCTATAGTCTTACCCTGCCCAACGGGGCTGTTATCAACAATATTCCCGATAACATTTCCCGTAATCAGGCTATGGACATGCTGAAGGAGAAGATGCCTGATGCTTTTCCACAACCGCCTGGAGTGCTATCTCAACTTGTAAGGTCTCCAATAGAGATTGGAAAAGGTTTTATTAGAGGGCTAACAACAGACCCATTGTCTGGTATTAGTTCTTTGGCCTACACCGGCGCTAGGGCTGCAGGGGCTGAACTGACGCCATTTGAACAAACAGCTTTTGGTCGTGGTCTAGGAGAAGCACAGACAGCGCTTGCTCCTAGCGACACCGGAATGATTACCCAACTCGCTGGTGGCTTAGGTTCCTTGGCTTCCTTTATCCCCGGCGGTCTTCTCAAGGGTGGTATCAGACTAGCCACTCTGGGAACTCAGGCCGCTGGTCTTGGTTCTGAAGAAGCTAGGGCACGTGCAGAACAGGCAAGACTAGAAGGTAAAGAGGTAACACCAGAGCAACAGTTTATTTCTCAAGTAGGTGGCACTGGCATAGGTCTTACTGAGCTAGCACCAGTCGCTAATTTGATTAGGCCTATTGAAGCTGTTCTTCGGGGAGTCAAGAGAAGCGATGCAGATGCAATTGCACCTGGGCTCTTTAACAGCGCTAGAAGAATTCTGGAGACCGGTGGCATTGAAGCGTTCCAAGAAGGAATGGCTAACATCATGCAGGATCTGGTCCAAAAGGGTGTCTATGATCCCAACCTTGAGGTTGGTGAATCCGCTCTTGGTGATGCTGCTATGGGTGGTGCTGTCGGTTCTTTTGCACAGGGTGCCATTGAACTGGTAACTCGTGGGAAACGCCGTGATATCTATGAGCGTTTAAAGGCACAGGAACGTGAACAAGAACTCCAAGACAGACTTGCAAGGCTCCAGTCAGAAGAGCAAGAGCAAATCGCCAGAACGAAGGCAAACCTCGGGGTACCCGAAGAGACTCTACTGGCTCTTCCCGCCCCAGCCGCTCCGGTCATTGATGCGCCAACGCAAGACCCGCTGGCAAACCCGCTCGGTAACTTCAGTATCGATGAACTCACCACAGGAATAAGCGACTTCATCAATGCCAAGAGAAAGAGGGATGGGCAGTCTATTCTTGACTCCTTCTCCATCGAGGACATTGCTGACGCAGGTGCCCCCCAGGCTGAGATCGATCGAATCATTGCCGGAAAGCTGTCCCAGCAGGGGGTCAATGTTGAGGAAGGGTTAGCTCAAAACCCTTCAGAGCAGGATGTCAGAAACCTTGCTGAATCCAAGGGAATCTCTACCGATACCCCTGGGTATAGGCACTTCCTCAGCAGAACCACAGGTGTCGAAGACTACGGCTCTATGAGCCCGATGCAGCGTCTGGCTGCGTTTACTTCTTTGCAAAATGTCGAGGAGGGCGGAATCCTCCCGCTGGGAACCAACGCAAAGCGGTTCACAGAGCAACAGTACGACAAGGTCAAAACAAGCATTCCTGACCTCTTTAAGGACTCAGATACCCTGAGTCCAACTAGTGTCGTTGAGAAAGTCAAGAAGATGACTGGCTTGAAGAGCGACCGTGACGCTCGTTCTCTTCTCGACACTGCCATCCGTAACGGGGAACTTTCGACTGCCGCTACCCCTGTCTATGAGGTCATCAAGGACGGCGTCATTCTCCGGAAGTACAACACCAGGAAAGCGGCGGCAGAGGCTGCTGATCGTTTAAACGCAACAATCAGAAACTCCACGGTCACAGAGTTCGCTCTTCCCGGAACCCTGAAGGAACTCCCAGGTGGGCCAGATATCCGGGCAGGAAGGTTTGAGGCGGGGGTAGAACCTGCCGGGTTTGATATTAAAGATGCTACCGGCAAGACCCTAGGTGGTGCTGCTACCCAAGCAGAGGCAGAGGCCAAAGCTACCCGGTTTGCTGCAACGCGACAAGGTGAGGCTAACCGTCTTCAGGAAGAGATCCAGAAGATCAAGGAGGGTGTTGCTGGAACCCAGCAGAGATTGGAGGCCATGGAGGCTACCGGTCAGGCTGGCACTGTCGGGTTTACCAAACTCCAGGCCGATGCGTTTGCTCAGGCTAAGGAAGCACAGCGGAAGATTGAGGAGCTATCAGCACAGCAGGCAGCACTTGCAGAGCCTCTCTCTATCAATTCAAAGGGCACTAGACCCGTCAGCAGGGAAGGCTACACCTTCTTTCAGGACGGACAACCCAGGGGTACCTTCCCGACCAAAGAGGCCGCTGAAGAGGCTGCAATCCAGTCCTATGACGACTCTTTCCTAGAGAGGATCGCTAACAGTGGAGACCAGCAGCGTGGACTGATGCCTAAGCGTCTGGCTGCTATGGCTAGAAATGAACTAGCCAGAAGG